TACAAAAGTATGTTTCAAGTCGAAACATCAACAGCAAAACGATCTCGAACTTATCGAGAACGCAAACAGGAAGTAGGAAAATAAAATGACACTACCAACAATCACGGCGATAGGTAATTTGGTTTTCGAACCAGACTTTGGAGTAACAGCAAACGGGATCAGCAGATGCAAAATGCGGATCGCGTGTAACGAACGAAAGAAGCAAGACGGCGAATGGATAGACGGTGACACATCTTTCTTTGACATTATTGTTTGGCGAGGATTAGCAGATGCAGCAGGTAATCAATTTAAGAAAGGTCAAACCATTTTAGTTGTCGGCAAAGTTAAGATCAGCAAGTATGAGGATAAGAACGGCGCAGAACGGCAAAGTGTAGAAATTCTTGCTGAGGAAATCGCAGCAGTTGTTAAAGGAACAAAATCAGTAATCACACCAGCAGAGGATCCGTGGCTGTAAGTCACAACTAACAAAGGAAAAGAAATGACAACATTTATAACTATTGCACTAACGGTTCTAATTACAACGTGTTCTATCGGATACGGTTATTGGTTATCAAATAAGCACAGAGAGTTATCGGACAGAGATTTTTTTAGAAAGTTTACAATCGAGGATTTACAAAGCGGAACACCAATTGCACATCAGTTAGATAGGCAGTATGGCTTTGAGTCACAAAATTCTTGAACCAGAGTTCCACGCCTTAGTTGAGTTAGTAGCAAGAATGAAAAGCAACTTAGGAAGCAGTCAAGAATGGGCAAAGGATTTGGAAAAGATTCTTGAGATCGAGGAGATGAAAATCTATGAAAGCAAAATGTAATCAATGCAAACGTGAAGCGAAATCAACTGACGGCTGGATGGAGGTAATAGAACTGCAAAGACACTATTACCTTTGTCCTAGTTGTTATCGCAACGTAAGTCTTAACGCGTACCGCGACACGCTGCTAGAACGGATCAAAGACATTCAGGTAAGTCACTCTGAACCCGACATAAAGATGGGTATGGAAATAATGCGCAACCGATGTGAAGCGATAGTTCGAGACACCGTGTTCAATGTCTAAACCAATAAGGCATCGTTCTAAAAAGATGGCAAGCCTTTACGCAACTGAACGCCGTAAGTTAGTAGCCGAATTACTGCGCGACTTTCCACCGTGTCAGCGATGCGCGGTGGCTTACGCAACAGACGTACACGAAATCAAGACACGTGCTAGAGGTGGCAGCATTACCGATCGTGAAAATCTAGCGTTACTTTGCAGACCGTGTCATACGTTAATTACACAGAACCCCGCACAAGGTAAGGCTGAGGGTTGGTTAAAGAATAGTTGGGATGAATAATGTTAGAACAAAGACTGGCAGAGATAATTGCCAAGATGAAAAGCAACTTAGGAACACATCAGTTATACATTAAGTGGTTAGAGGAAGCCTTAAAAGCATCTGAACGGGAATACAACTGAACAGATAGGCTATTCTGATGCCGTGGAGAACCAGGATTTTTCAAATGAAACTTTTAGAATTATTTAGTGGGCAAGGTTCGATAAGTGCAACATTTAAAGAACGTGGCCATCAGGCTTATAGAGTTGATTGGTCAGAAAAAGTTGAAGCAGAATTACATATAGACATAAAAACATTAACAGTTGCGAAAGTAATTGAATTGTGTGATGGATTACCTGATGTTATTTGGGCAAGTCCACAGTGCACAACTTATTCGATAGCCACACACAGACACCGAACATTATCCGATGGCTTAGTTGCAAAAACTGCATTAGCAAAACAAGATGATGAAATAAACATTGTTATGTGGAAACTTATTGATGAACTAATCGAAGCAGGATCACGCTATTATTTTGTAGAAAATCCAAGAGGAAGAATGCGACATATGCCTTTTGTTCAAGGTCGAATGCGGCACACTATTTCTTATTGTTCTTATGGTCGCAAAGGTAATGCCAAAGGCTATGAAAACCTTTACATAAAAAAGCCAACGGACATTTGGACAAATCACGATTGGCCAGCATTCAGTCCAATTTGTAGATCAACAAATGTTGATCACAGGCACGGCGTGCACGGTGAAGCGAATAAGCGCGACTACCTTAACCGCAGTGAAATCCCAAAGGAATTAATAAATCACTTAGTCAGCATTTGCGAATAACTATGACCACGATAATTACAACAAGCGGTAATAACTCAACAACATTAGTTGCTGATCGAGGAATAACAAGCGATCTAATACATCCCGATATGCAAAAGATAGTGCAGCAAGATTCGTGGTTGATCGGTGTTGCCGGTAACGCTAGAGTCTGCGATCAGTTGCAGTATCTAATCGAATACCCGACACCACCGCAAGATGTTATTAAGTCTGGCGATTGGATGAAGTGGATTGTTGTCAATGTGATTCCTTTAATAGATGATGTGATTAAAGATAGTGAAATGGATGCTGAGTGCTTGCTCGTAACACACGCGCAATCATTCTTAGTAAGCGAGAACCTGAGTGTGTTATCGGCTAAACCTTATTGGGCAATTGGTTCTGGTGCTGAATTAGCATTAGGAGTTTTAGCCAATAGTCAATACCATCCTGACTGGAATAAGAATCACGACCTATCTGTGCTAAGAGCAATGGAAGTTGCAACAATGCACGATCCGAACACACGCGGAACTATCGACAAATGGATTTCACATCCAAGCGGGAATGTTTTTAAGAACTAACGATGGCATTTCAGCGACCGTGCTTGGACTGCGGAAAACTTACAAGACTTGGATCAAGATGCGCGGATCATCAAGCAGTAATCGATTCTAAAGTTAATGCGAGAAAAGCACAGCGCACTCTTTATGATGCTAGTCATCGGAAACAAGCAAGACTGATAAAAGAATTCGCAACTCATTGTTGGTTATGCGGGGAAGCCTTTACAGATCGATCACAGATACAGGCAGATCATGTGCTTGCTGGAGTTAAGGGAAGTGTTCTAATGCCCGCACACGCAGCCTGTAACGCTGCTAGAGGTAACAAACCAGTAATCAATCCTTAGATCCCCCGTGGTATTTATCGGGGGTAGGGCATTTTCTTGTATGCATACGGAAGCGATACCCAGAATCCATCTATGTAGGCATTGTCGCAAAATTCCCAGTTTTCCAAAAAACCCCGAATTAAAAGGATTTTTTAGAACAGTTGTTGATTTTCCACGTTTTTCCTGTAACATCCGATTTATGACTGATCTGCGAATTGAAAATGTAAAAATTGATTTATTGAAGTTCGATCCTACGAACGCCAGAAAACACGATGCAAAAAATCTAGATGCAATTGCGGGATCGCTTAAATTATTCGGGCAGCGTAAACCGATTATTGTTACGCCCGACAACATCGTTGTTGCTGGTAACGGAACTCTTGAAGCAGCACAGAAATTAGGTTGGACTGAAATAGCAATAAGTCGAACACCGATTGGTTGGAGTTGGGATCAGATCAAAGCCTACGCACTTGCCGATAATCGAACTGCTGAACTTGCGGAATGGAATGCGGAAGTTCTTAAAGAACAGATGTTAGAACTTGATGCTGTCGGTTGGGAACTACAAGAGTTTGGATTTGTTGAACTGCAACCACCGTTAGGTAATCCCGATGATCACGAGAATCTTTACACACAATCAGTAAACATTCCGCAGTACGAAATAGTTGGCGAGAAACCAACAAGTGAATCCTTAGTGAACGAAAGCAAAACAAAGTTTTTGCAAAAGGAAATTTATGCCAAGAATTTGTCGGATAAAAATGTTGAACAATTTTTAATCTTAGGAACATACAGGCATTTAGTTTTTAACTATAAATTGATTGCTGAATACTACGCGCATTGCGATAAGGACACACAAGAATTAATGGAGCAGTCAGCCCTAGTAATTATTGATATGGCGGATGCAATTAAAAATGGTTATGTGAAATTTATGGAAACAATCGAACTGTTAGAAAAACAAGATGGCTAGAGATAAAAAGAATTTTGCTATTTTTATTTTGACACACGGCAGACCAGACAATGTAATTACTTTAGAGTCATTAAAGAAAGCAAACTATTCTGGCAAAACTTATTTCGTAATTGATAATGAGGATACGCAGGGACAAACTTACATAGACAAGTTCGGAAAAGAAAACGTGTTTATGTTTGACAAGAAAGCAATTGCAAAAACTTTTGATGATGCTTATTCGGGTGATGATCATCGCGCAATTGTTTATGCTAGAAATGCTTGCTTCGAAATTGCTAAAGAATTAAATCTTGATTATTTCCTACAACTCGATGATGACTACACGGTTTTTTTGCACAGGTTTGTTAAGGGTGACAAAATTTGTTCAAAACAAGTAACTAACTTTGACAAGATAGTCAATGCAATGCTCGATCTACTAGAAAGCACAAATGCTCTAACAGTCGCTATGTCGCAAGGTGGCGATCATATGGGTGGAGTAGATGGCAAAATAAAAAACGGTTTACTGCGTAAAGCAATGAATTCATTTTTTTGTCGCACAGATACACCAATAAATTTTATTGGCAGAGTTAATGATGATGTTAATTCTTACGTTTGCTATGGACAGCGAGGTTCACTATTCTTAACAACAATGGCTTTGCAATTAAATCAGGTGCAGACACAACAAGCATCTGGTGGAATGTCTGAATTTTACAAAGATTCTGGCACATACACAAAAAGTTTTTATACAGTAATGATGGCACCATCTTGCGTAAGTATCGGAACGATGGGCAGAACTGATAGACGTTTTCATCATTCAATCAAATGGGATAACGCTGTCCCTAAAATAATCAATGAAAAATACAAAAGGAAATAGAAATGAAAATTGGTGTAACTGGTGGTTCAGGTTTTATTGGTTCGTATGTTTGCGAGGAATTAAAAAAGCGTGGACACACACCGCTTATTCTCGATCATCGCGGGCGAGCAGAAAATGGAATGCTTGGTGATGTACGGGACAGTACGATCGTTAATGAACTTGCAGCACACGTTGATGGCATCATTCATCTCGCAGCCGTATTAGGAACAGTTGAAACAATCGATGCTCCGCTACCAGCAGCAGAAACAAACATCATCGGAACTCTTAATGTTTTTGAAGCAGCGACACGTTACGACTTACCCGTTGTGTTTGCAGCCGTTGGTAACGCAAACATTGCGCGGGGAACTTACTGCATTACAAAATCAGCAAGCGAAAGATTTGTTGATATGTACCGAATGGATCGAGGTCTGCGTGTGACTTCCGTTCGACCAATGAATGCGTATGGACCACGACAAAGTGCGCCAGCACCTAAGGGTTCATCAAAGGTTAGAAAGATTGTTCCGTCATTCGTAACATCTGCGTTAAGCGGTGAACCGTTACGTGTCTATGGTGACGGCACACAAATTAGCGATTCGGTTTGGGTGGGCGATGTTGCCCGCGTATTTGTTACCGCGTTAGAGGAAGCAAGCAAAGGCAATGTTCCAGATCATCCGATCGATGTTGGCAACAAGATACCAACAAATGTTCTTACAGTTGCTAATGAAGTTATTGCAAATGTTGATGGCGGCACAATCGAAACTGTACCGATGCGCGCAGGCGAACCATTTGGCGGTGCGATAGATACGCAAGAAAAGTTAATGACTGTTGTTCATAGTGTTCTTGATGTTAATCCTTACTTGCGAAGCATTGATGTTCGTAGAGTTATGCGCGAACTTGGTACAGTAGTTAGTGCAGATGTTTCTACGCTTACAGCAATAGGAATAGATCATCAAAGTTTTAAGTCTTTGCAAGATGGAATAAGTGAAACTGTCGATTGGTTTAGAGAGAACGATGGCATTACTTGGTTTTCGTCAAATAAATAACTAGAGGGATAAAAAAATTATGGCTACACGTGGCAGACCACCAAAGCCAACTGAACAAAAAAGAATGATCGGCAATCCTGGCAAGCGACCTTTACCGAATCAAGGTGAGATGGTTTTACTGCCATCTGCTTACAGCATTCCCGAACCTCACAGACCACTACTTTCTGCTGGACAACAACTCTGGGATCGTATTTGGGGAATGGGGCAAAGTTGGATTAGCCCTACAACCGACATTGATTTATTACTTATGACTTGTGAGTTACTAGATGAACGTTGGAATTTGCGCATTCAAGTTATGAGCAGCAACAGACCAGATGAAAGAAAAGCATTGCGTGAATTAGATCGACAACTTGTTGCAAATCTTTCCTTACTAGGATTCACGCCAACGGATCGAACACGACTAGGTGTTGCGGAAGTTAAGCGACAATCAAAACTTGAGGAATTGAAATCACGTGCCAGCCAAAGTTAAAATTGAATCTTGGCCACCAACTCTATTAACGCCTGTCAATAAAATTGCCTTGAAAAAATCTCGTGGTTTTGAAGTAACTGATTTTATAAATACATTTGCAATTCAGACTAAGGAAACAGTTGCAGGTTATTCGGGCGATCCAATGCAAATGCGCCCGTGGCAATCTGAACTATTAAATAATTTGTTTGCCGTGAATACTGCGGGAAAGTTTAAGCACAGAACTGCTCTGATCGGAATGGCAAGAAAGAATGGCAAAAGTGCGTTAGGTTCTGGCATCGGTTTATGGTCCTTGATTATGGGTGCGCACGGTGGTGAAGTTTATTCGTGTGCAGCCGATAAAGAACAAGCGCGAATTGTTTTTGGCGATGCTAAGAAAATGATTGAAGCCGAACCCGAACTATCCGAACTGTGTAACGTGTACCGCGATGCAATCGAAGTTCCCGCAACTGGTTCTGTCTATCGCGTTCTATCAAGTGAAGCATTTACCAAAGAGGGTTTATCACCAACGATGGTTATTTTTGACGAACTACACGCAGCACCTAATCGTGAACTTTGGGACACGATGTTGCTTGGTATGGGTGCGCGCCGTGAGCCTATGGCAATTGCAATTACAACTGCTGGAGTAAAATCGGATTCGACTGGACAAGATTCAACTGCATACAATTTGTATCAGTACGGTAAGAGAGTTGCTGCGAAAGAAGTTGATGATCCAACTTTTTTTATGGCGTGGTGGGAAGCACAGAATGAAGCGGATCACACAATTGAAAAAACTTGGAAAGCAGCGAACCCTGCCTTTGGTGATCTAAACGATCCAGCAGATTTTGCTGCGATGGTAAAACGTACACCAGAAGCAGAGTTTCGAACTAAGCGATGCAATCAATGGGTAAGTTCGCAACTGTCTTGGTTACCTAACGGATCGTGGGAACCACTAGCGATTGAGCGTGTTATCGATTCTGATACACCAGTCATACTAGGTTTCGATGGTTCTTTTTCTGGTGATGCTTCCGTAATCATTGGTGTTACTTGCGAGGAACAGCCCTATGTCTTTATGGTTAAGGCTTGGGAAAAACAACCAGATGATGAAGATGATTGGCGCGTAGATATCCTAGATGTTGAAAATACAATCATTGAATTTTGTGGCACACATAACGTAAAAGAAATTGCCTGTGATCCTTTTAGGTGGCAACGAACAATGCAAGTTTTAGATGAAGCGGGTTTCCCAATCGTTGAGTGGCCATCAACATCACCAGCGCGAATGGTTCCAGCGTGTGCAAAATTTTATGATGCGGTTGTTTCGGGAAAACTTACACACGATGGTAATCCGTTGCTTACTAGACATTTATCTAATGCTGTTGTTAAGACTGATCGAATCGGACCACGCATTGTAAAAGAACACCGCGGATCACCACGCAAGATAGATGCGGCCGTTGCTAGTATCATTGGATTTGATAGGGCAACTGTTTCACGTGACGAACCTGTTGTTCCACAGTTCTTTAGTTTTTAGGGAGTGTTTGTTGTTAGCAACAATTTTACAATTAGTTGGACTTGCTTGCATTTCTTTTGGATTAGGTTTATTCAGTTTGCCTTTAGGAATTGTTGCAACGGGCATCAGTTGCGTTGTCATAGGTTTAGCATTTGAGAAAGGTAACGAGTAATGCTTTTGCGTTTATCGAATAACAAGCAAGAGGATCGGGCAATCAGTTTCCAATCTATTTGGGGTGCTGGTGATTCTTTTGCATTTACTACCGAAGCGGGAACAAACATTGATCAGATTACATCGATGCGCATCAATGCTTTCTATGCGTGTGTTCTATTAATCTCTGACACAATTTCTACACTTCCTGTTGATTCCTTTCGCCGTATAGATGGCAACCGTGAACCTTATCGACCACAACCATCTTGGGTTCAGCGACCAGATGTTGATCTCTTACGCACGGAACATTATCAACAAGTTTTAATCTCTCTGCTATTAGATGGCAATGCGTTCGTTCGTATTTATAGAGATCAGACTGGACAGGTTGCAAACTTAGTCGTAATCGATCCGAACAGAGTTAAGGTCACGCGCACCGCAGTAACACGGGAACTGATCTACATTATTGATGAGAACAACACATATCCAGTTACAACAAGAGATATGTTGCATATGACAGAAATGCGCAAGGCTGGTGAACTTCGCGGTGTAAGTAGAGTTTCTGAACTAAAAGATAATCTTGGATTGGCTAGCGCATTACAATCTTTTGCATCTAGATTCTTTGGACAAGGTGCTACAACTTCTGGTGTTATCGAAACACCAATGGGATTAAATCGAGAACAAGCAAAAGAATTAGTTGATGGTTTCGATTCTCGTCACAAAGGATTCCGCAAGGCGCACAAGACTGGCATTCTAACTGGCGGTGCAAAGTTCGTTCGCACAGGTGTTAATCCTGATGAAGCACAAATGCTTGACTCACAAAAGTTTGCTGTCGAGCAGATTGCAAGAATTTTCCGCGTACCACCACCGATGATAGGAATTACATCTGGCGGTATGTCTTACAATTCCGTAGAGCAACAAAACATAAATTTTGTAACTCATACTTTACGACCGTACATTGCAAAGATGGAAGATGCTTACAGCACGTTATTACCTGAGGGTGCATTCATTCGTTTTAATGTAGATGGATTATTGCGTGGTGACTTCGCAACAAGAATGAACGGTTATTCAATTGGATCGCAAGCAGGATTTTTATCAGTTAATGACATTCGTGGGTTCGAAGATTTACTGCCTGTGGATGGTGGTGATGTTTATCGCGTTCCTTTGGCTAACGTGGATTTGGGTGCTGCTTCACTTGTCGAAACCGATAAGCGTGTCACGATGGCGCAGAAACTTATTCTGTCTGGCTTTGATCCTGCTGGCGTTCTCGCTGCTTTAGATTTAGCACCGATCTCGCATACAGGATTACCATCTACACAACTACAAGCAATCGCGCAGATTGATCCTGCCGATCCCGAATCAGTTTATGGAGTTAAATAATGGCAATTACATCAGGTCAGGTGACTGTTGGAACTAGCGCAGTTCAAGTCGATGGAACTTCAGCGAACCCATCAAAATTACACGTTCACAATAACGACAATACAAACTCGATTTTTTTAGGCGGGAGTTCCGTCACAACTTCAACAGGTTTGCAACTGTTAAAACTTGACAGCATCGAACTCGAACTTAATCCAGGCGAATCTCTTTATGCCATTAGCGCATCAGGTTCTCACACGATCTCTTGGTTAAGGCAGACGATGAACTAATGCCGTACTTCATCACAGATAAATCACCTGACTGTTCAGGTTGGGCAACTATAAAAGATGATGGCGAGGTCATCGGTTGTCACGCTACTAAACAGGATGCGATAGATCAGATGGTTGCCGTTTCAATTTCAGAGGACATAGAAGTTGGCGGTGAGCGGATCGAGTCTGGACCACTTGCTGTAATCGTAGATATTGATGGCACACTTATTTCTAATGACGGCATTCTAATTGAAAAGACTTACAACTATTTAGATGATATGTCAGATACAGAAATTTTTATTGTTACTGCGCGTGTCGTTGCGGATCGAGATGAAACTGTTGCCGAATTAGATTCATTAGGTATTGACTATGATCGTTTGTTTATGAAAGAAAACAGTTCAGTTAATTCTGTTGAGTTTAAGAAAGCAACCGCAGAAATGTTGCTCAAGGAATACAACGTTATTCTTGCGATCGATAACAATCCAGATAACCGCGCAGCATTTAAAGAACTAGGAATTACGGCATTAGATGTATCTGATATTCCAAATGTTCCGTCTGATGAAAACGATGACGATGAGGAACGCGCACCCGCACCAAAGAAAGATCAGATTAAAGGTAGTGATGAAAATCCAGAGGGAAGTGCAAGCGGATCTGGTGGTGGAATTAAATTTGATGAAGCAGCAACAACTGCATTAAAAAATAAAGTTAAAGAACACAACGATGAAATGTCAAAAGACAATCGACCAGATTGGACACGCGCATCACTTGGACAAGTCAAGGCTGTTTATCGTAGAGGTGCTGGTGCGTTTTCGGTTTCTCATAGACCAGGAATGACACGCGGACAATGGGCGATTGCAAGAGTTAATTCTTACTTGTATTTGTTGCGTAATGGTAAACCTGAAAAATCGAGTTATGTGCAAGACAATGATTTGTTACCAGTAGGACATCCAAAAAGTTCGCGCAGTTTAGAGGATCGAGCAATCAATCAAGATGCGCCAAGTTTTATGCGCGCTGCTGCTCGTCGTGGTTTAGAATTTTATGCCGATGGAAAAGCGGGCGATGGCTTAACTGATAAGACTGTTCGGGAAGCAAGACTGATGGCTGATGGACAAGTTTCCGATGATAAGTGGATTCGAATTGCAGCGTGGATTGCGCGGCATATGCCTGACTTAGATGCTCCCGCTGCCAGCCCTAGTAATGAAAAGTATCCTAGTGCTGGTGTCGTGGCACATTTCTTGTGGGGATCGGGAGCAACGAAAGAACAAGCACGGCGCACTATGGCTTATGCAGAACGCGTTGTCGAACGAATTAGAAATGAACAGCAAGATCGGAACGCGGAACAAAACGAAAAATGGAAAACTATTGCACTAAACTTGAACAACGATGAAAGGCAACAAATGACAACAACAGTAGAACGTCGTGTGAACACAGTTGAGTTTGATGTTCGGAACGGCGAAGCATCAAGCGATGGAATGAGTTTCACTGGATACGCAGCCGTATTCGATTCACCATCAGAACCTTTGCCATTTACAGAAATTATCAAGGGTGGTGCATTTCAGCGTTCGTTAAAGTCGCGCAACGAAATTAAATTGTTTATGAATCACAACACAGATGTTGTTCTTGGTTCGAGTCGCGCAGGAACTCTAAGACTCAGCGAGGATTCACGCGGATTACTAGCGGAAGCAGATCTGCCAGATACAAGTGCTGGCCGTGATCTATCGGTACTAATGCAACGTGGCGATGTGAATTCAATGTCGTTTGGTTTTAGCGTTCCCCCGCGTGGCGATCGATGGTCAGAGGATGGAGCAACACGCGAACTGCATCAGATTCGTTTACACGAGGTTTCTATTGTTACAGGATTTCCCGCGTATCAAGCAACAACTGCATCTGTTCGATCTCTAGACATTCTTGCAACACGCACAGCCGTAGATGTTGATGCGTTAAGCGATGCGATCACTCGACTAGAAGCAGGCGAAACTTTAGAACCAAAACACGCAGATTTAATTTCTGAGGTGGTTTCTAAACTACGCGCCGAACAACCAAGCAATCTTGAATTGCTAGAACTAAAGCGCAAGCAACTTGATTTGATGGCAAAGGTTTTCTAATGAATTTTGAAGATGTAAAAAAAACATATCTATCCGTGCTTGGTAATCCGCAGTCTGGCGTGTTCGTAGATTTTGCTGACATTATTTGTGAAGCAATTGTTGCTGAACATTCTGAGGTTAAATCTTTTCAGCCTGTTAAAGAAACACGAATTGCGGATGTAACTGAAACACGTTAATCTTTTCTTAGAAATAGGTTTAATGGAGGGGAAGCCATTAGGCCTATTTTTTTGTGGCATAATTAAGTTATGCAATTGAGTGGAGCCACCATTGCGTTTACTGTTGTGGAGCCACGCAGATTTTTTAAGAACACAACAACCAACAAACTTAGGAGCAACATATGTCTGATTACATCAGTCAGCAAGTAGATGCTCGTGCTAAAGCGTGGGAACAAGCAAAAGCATTGCTCGATTCCGCCGCATCAGAAAAGCGCGATTTGTCTGCTGAAGAAAACCAAACTTACGAACGCATTATGGCTGATCTAGATCAGCGCGCTGCAACGATCGACACCATCAAAGCACAAGCAGAACGTGAAGAACGCGCTGCCGAAGCAATGGCAGGATTCGAAGCACAGGCACGACCAGAACTATCTGTACCATCTATCGATGATGCAGAACTAATCCGTTCACTTGCTCGTGGCGAAATCCGTTCACATTCATTTGAAAAGCGCGATGTTCTAAAGTCATCAACTGGTTCACCAGTTCCAACTTCTTTCTACGATCAAGTGATTATGCTTGCCCGTCACGTTGGACCGATGCTTGAAACTTCAACCACACTTGCAACCGCAGGTGGCGAGAACTTGCAGATTCCTAGCCTAAGCGCGTACAGCACAGGCACAGTATCCGCAGAAGCAGCAGCCATTGGCGAGAGTGATCCAACATTCAATTCGTTCGTAACTCTAGGCGCATACAAGTATTCATTCCTTACACAGATCAGCCGCGAAATGGTTGAAGATGCAGGCGTGGATATTCTTGGATTCCTATCTGCACAGACTGGTAACGCACTTGGTTACGCAGTTAATAACGCGCTAACTGTTGGCACTGGTACGACACAGCCAACAGGAATCGTTACTGCTGCTGGTTCAGGTATTACAGGTTCAACTGCCGTATCAGGTGCATTCACCGCTGACAACTTGATCGATCTTGTTTACAGCGTTGATACCGCAGGCCGCACATTGCCAGGAACTGGTTTCCAAATGAATAGCCGTTCAATCGCTGCTGTTCGTAAGTTAAAGGATTCAGCAGGACAGTATTTGTTCCAGCCATCCTTATCTGCAGATGCTCGCGATCTATTGCTTGGATATCCTATTTTCGAGAATCCAGCATTAGTGAATCCAGCAACTTCCGCGAAGTCAGTAATCTTTGGTCACTTGCCAAGTTACTACGTTCGCACAGTTGGTGGATTGCGTTTGGATCGTTCGGATGATTACGCATTCCAGAATGACTTGATCACATTCCGCGCAACAATGCGCGTGGATGGAAATCTAATCCAGACTTCACACGTGAAGTATTTTGCTGGTGGAGCATCCTAGTCATTTAGGAACAAAGAAAGAACCCCGACAGAGCGCAGGCTGTCGGGGTTCTTTCTTATCTAGATGCTGACCAAGCAGATCCCATATCGATGCCATTCTTTCATCTCATTGATTGCTGCTTGCTTAGTTTCGTGATCCTCAGTTAAAGCGCAATCGAATCCTGTCGGGAAGTAAGTTCCATCCCAATTCTTTTCGCAATCTGATTTACGAAATACATCCCACCCGTCATCGTGCTTCCAGTAGATCAGGCTGCAACATTTCTTCATTAGTTCTTCACCATCCAATTTCCATATGGTCCACGTTCAATCTGATCGCCAAACTTTTCTAAGACAAGTTCTTCCAGTTTTCTCATTCGCTTGATCATTCTGTATGCGATGCCGTAACTTTCTGGTTCTTCGCACATTACGTTTTCACAATGTTGGATCTCGCCGTAAAGACAATCTAGAAACATCGCCGCACCTTTTGCGTGATCCAAAAGAATCGTGTTGGAACTTTCATCCATATCCCAAAGATCTGCTTCGTATTCTCCACTGCTAACTTCTGCATCGTAAGTATCATATGCGCCACCTAAATCTTCGATGGTTTTCTTTGTTGTCTTGATTGGTGTTCTCATTTCTTATCCTTTGTCCTAGAGGGTTTCCCCTCGCTGTTACTACCATCATAGAGTGTTGTATAACATTTGTCTAGTTGATTTACACAACTATTTTGTGGCGTGGTTATTAGACTTTTCAGGGTTGTTAAATTACGCTGTAAGAAATCTAGGGAGAACCTGTGTCAAATAAATCCTCATTAAGAATCGGCTGGAACAGCAACGCGCCGTGGGCTGCAACTGGATACGGAACGCAAACTGCGCAAGTTACGCAACGAATGAAAGAACAGGGACACGATGTTGCAATTTTTTCAAACTACGGATTAGAGGGAAGCAACACAGACTGGAACGGCATACCGATTTACCAACGCGGTGCTGATCTCTATTCGAATGATGTTGTTCCCGCGCATATGCACGATTGGACAATGATCGATCCTAAGCAACCGCATATTCTTTTTACACTTTATGATGTGTGGGTTTTCAAAGGTAAGCGATGGTCAGATTGGAATGTTGCAAGTTGGGTTCCAATCGATCACGTTCCAGCACCGCCACAAGTTGCTGCGTGGTGTCGGCAGGATTTCGTAACGCCGATTGCAATGAGTCAGTACGGACAAGCGATGTTAGAAAATGTTGGCATCGAATCTTTATATGTTCCGCACGGAATTGAATCTGTGTTTAAGCCAATGAAAAGACATAAAGGAATTACAGGCAGAGATTACATTGGAATTTCTAACGACAGATTTATTGTCGGAATGAATGCAGCGAATAAGGGTGTTAGCCCTAATCGAAAAGCATTTGGTGAAAACATTTTGGCGTTCTCGATGTTTGCACAAAAGCACGATGATGCGATCCTTTATTTGCACACAGATTCAATAGGCGCACTAGGCGGTATTCGATTAACTGATTTACTAACCGCAGTTGGATTAAAAGAACATCAATACAAATTCATTGATCCTTACGTTTACCGCACAGGAATCGAACAGCAAACACTTGCGACTATTTATACAGCGATGGATGTATTGCTTGCGACTTCTTATGGCGAGGGTTTTGGAATTCCTACGATCGAAGCACAGGCCTGCGGTACACCAGTAATCGTTTCAGAGTTCGCGGCATCAACAGAACTTCTAGGTGATGGCTGGTTAGTAGATGGGCAACCGCTTTGGGATGCTCCGCAGACAGCGTGGTTTCATATGCCGTCAGTTCCGAAAATCGTTGAATCTTTAGAAGCAGCATATCAACGTGGTCAGGAACGATCTGAGAAAGCAATTGAATTTGCTAAAAGTTACAGCGCGGATTTTGTCTATGAGAAGCATTGGAAACCAACATTGGAAATTCTTGCACAGCGTTCCGTAGAACGGCCAACAGCGTGAACATAGGTTGGTACACCCACCACGTTGTAAAAACCCCTGAGATTTGCTCTGAGGGGCAAGAATGGCTATTCAGCGGAAAGTTCGCGGGTGGTGCTGAAATGTCAGATTACGAATACCAACAACAAGCACCCTTAGATTTTGATATACAGATCGTCACGCCACAGGATTTCGATACACACGACATACACAAATTCGATTCGATCGTTGTTACAGGAACAGACTTATTCACCGATCAGCAACTGTTTAGATTAAGTGAATATGATCCGTTCGTATTCGTTCATCATTTACAAACACCGCGGGCAGGGCTGAACGCTTTGATTCGTGGCTCTCGCTTATTCGTTACTCATACGCCTGCGCATATGCGCCGTGAATTATCTTGGGCAAAACCACGTAAAACTGCACAGGTTCTTTCTTACTTCGACACAACTAAATGTCACGATCATTTCGATAAGAAATCAATGGCGTTGTGGGCTGCTCGGAATCATCCACTAAAAGGTAGATTGAAAGCACACGCTTGGTCATTAGAGAATGGTTTGCCTTTTCTAGATTTAAGTGATGTTGATCGTTCCGTAGTTTTAGATGCGATGGCTAGATGCGAATGGTTTGTGCATTTACCTTTAGCATTCGAATCGGAATGTCGCGCCGTAATGGAAGCGGTGCTGTCAGGTTGCAAAATACACACAAACGACAACGTAGGAATTACATCTGTTCAAGATTGGAATGATGCAGATGCTTTACGAGAAATGATTGACAAGGCAGGTAACACATTTTGGAGACTGGTACAACAATGAGAATGCTTACAATAATCCCGACACGTGGCCGTAACGATAACGCAATCAGATTGTTCGAAGCGATCAACGCAACAGCAGACTTTACAGAAGTTGTGTTTGCAATTGATAATGATGATCTAAAAACTTATCAAGGGTTAGTGGATAAAACCGCTGGACTAGATAACGTTAAAGTTGTTGTTGCTGATCGTATGGGAATGAACGGCACACTTAATCATTGGGCATTATGGTTTTCGCCTGATTACGATTACATCTGTTTTATGGGCGATGATCACCTACCGCGCACAGGTGGATGGGATACGAAACTTGCAGAAGCGATAGGAAGCGATGTTGGAATTTCATATGGCAACGATTTATTACAAGGCGAGAATTTACCGACAGCAGTAGTTATGTCTAGCAAGATAATCAGGGCAACAGGATTTATGTCACCACCTAACCTAAAGCATTTGTTTCTAGATAATTATTGGCTGGCGATGGGTCAGGCTTTAGGCAACGCAAACTATTTACCAGATGTAATTATTGAACACCTGCATTACACGAACGGCAAAGCGGAACACGATGAAAGATATGCAGCCGTAAATAATTCAGAAATGCATAACGGGGATCAGGCTATTTTTGCGGAATACCTAGCCACCGAATTTGCAACCGATGTGGCAAACGTAAAGGCGTGGTTATGAAAATTTTAATTACAGGTCATAAAGGATTCGTTGGCCGTAACTTTGTAAAGGCGTTACCCGATAGCGACATTACTGGAATCGACTTAAAAGATGGCAATGACTGTCGCGACTTTTTTAAGATCAACACAGAACAGTTCGATCTAGTAATCCATCTCGCAGCAATTGTCGGTGGCAGGGCAACGATCGAGAATGAACCGTTAAGTGTTGCAACTGATCTATCTATTGATGCCGAATTTTTTAACTGGGTCGAAAGAACTAAGCCAAAAAATGTTGTGTATTTTTCTAGTTCCGCTGCGTATCCGATTGACTTGCAAAATAAACATCGACTACTTAGATTGGCAGAACACGATCTTAATCTTTATGCAGTTGCAAATCCTGATCTAACTTATGGATGGGCAAAACTAACAGGCGAATACTTAGCGCAGTTCATCACTGATTCAAAATTATTTGTGTTCAGACCGTTTAGCGGTTATGGATCAGATCAAGATTCTGATTATCCGTTCCCATCTTTTATAGATCGCGCATTGTCTAAGTCTGATCCATTTGATATTTGGGGTGACGGCGAACAGGTACGCGACTTTATTCACATAGATGACATTGTGCAAGCGGTTTTATGGCACGTGCAGACGGGATACGTTGGAACATTTAATTTGTGTTCAGGATTCGCAACTTCATTTAATGAGTTAGCGAAAATGGTTTGCGATGAAGTTGGTTATGCTCCGACCTTTAATCACATAATCGAAAAGCCGACAGGCGTTCTCTTTCGCGTAGGTGATCCGCACCTGTCGCATCAATACTTTGTTCCTCAGATTTCTTTGCGTGACGGCATCCGAAAAGCCTTATTAGAGCGCAAAAGCCTTGCAGAACTAGGTAAAAAAAAGTTTGTAAATTAACTGGACAACTGTTATACAAAGGCGTATGATGTTCTTATAAGCGCAGGGAAACCTGCTAGGACAAAGGAAAAGCAAATGAATACAAAGACAACAGTTCGATATCAAACAGTTCGCGATAGCGACAACAACATCGTTCAATACATCGCAATAAATGAGGGTTACGTTTTCGGAACTATCTACAAAGTTGATGCAATCGGTTTAGGCGTAGTTTTTACATTCAAGGGTTTCGTATTCGACACACTAAAATCAGCAAAGCAATTCGCACAGGCAGGTGCATAATGAATCGTCACAACGGAATGATTAGCCATCACGCTAACGCCGATTTAAGCAACACTCAAAGAAATGCATTAAGTCAAATTAACTGCGGTTGGACATTTACAAACACCGACAAAATTTATTCATTAACAACATTTAAGTCACTTGCAAATCGTGGATTGATCTCTCTAGTAATTGACGGCAAGAACTGGACAGCAACAAAGGTAGGTGCATAACGATGGCAACAAAACAACAGTTACTTAACAAAGCAAAGAAAGCAAACGTGGAAATCGAAATCGAATTCGGTGACGGTTACGTTGTAGTAATGATGGATGCTTGGAATCAACAATGGTCAGGTCACGAAGATGGTCACGGGTTCACTGCTTCAGGCGATACGGCTAGAGAAGCATACGCAGATGCAGTAACACAACTTGGAACACTGATTCCTTGCACTGGATGCGATGATAGATACCACCGCTAAATAAATAAAAAGACAACCCCTGATCCGTCAGGGGTTTTCTTTTTGTCTGGCATAGAATAGTTAAGACTCTAGGAGCAAACTTTGGCAATCACAAACGGATACGCGACATTAACGCAAGTTAAATCCGCAATGCGTATAACTGACAACATCGATGACACGCTAATCGAGATGGCAGTTGAATCTGCATCGCGGGCAATAGACGGTTATGCAATGCGATCGTTCTATTCATTCGGAACAGCAACCCGTTATTACGCAGCAGATGATTCTTACATCGTTCAGACCGATGACATTGCGGGAACGGCAATCACTTTGCAAACTTCATCCGCGGGTGATGGCGTATTCGATACAACGTGGGCTGTTGGCGATTATCAACTTGAACCAACTAACGGATACACCGATGGTTTAACCGTTCCATACACACGCATCCGCGCAGTAGAAAATTATTTGTATCCAGTAGAAGCGGATCAGGCTTTAGTAAAAGTTACTGCGGTGTTTGGTTGGCCGTCAGTTCCGATAGCGATCACGCAGGCTTGTGTTATTCAATCGTCACGTTTGTTTAAAAGATTAGATTCACCACTTGGCGTTGCTGGATTTGGTGATATGGGTGCTGTCCGTGTTAGCCGTTATCTTGACCCAGATGTAGAACAGTTGATTGCGCCGTATCGATCGACAAGAAACTTTGCATAATGGCATCAGTCGCAGAACTTAGAACGGGACTTGCAACAAATCTCGCAACCATAACTGGATTACGAACAGCAGCAAAAGTTCCTGACGATCCGAAACCACCTGTTGCAATTGTCTTACCGCAATCTGTAACTTATGATGGTGCGTTCCACGGTGGAATGACAACATACAATTTTTCCGTACTTCTTTTGGTAAGTAGAGTTTCTGAAAGAACAGGTCAAGACACTCTTGACTCGTGGGTTTCCTCGACAGGAACGAACTCAATCAAACGTGCAATAGAATCAGATAAGACACTTGGCGGTAAGGCTTATGACGTTCGAGTGTCAGAAGTTCGAAATTATGGTGAAGTGTCTGCTGGTGATGTAAACTATTTCTCAGCAGAGTTCATAATACTTTGTTACGCAGACTAGGAGCAAAAAAAGAATGGCAAAATTTTCAGCCACGGATTACAAGGTGACCATAAATGGCACTAACTTTTCCACAAATCTAAATCAAGTTGAACTGGCATTGGAATCCGATGACTTAGAAACAACTGCATTCGGTGGAACTTTCCGTGAACGCATTGGTGGTCTTAAAACGGGATCATTAACACTACAATTTATGCAAGACTTTGCAGCATCTTCGATCGATGCAACATTGTTCCCATTGTTTAATACTTTGGCAACTGTTGTAATCGTTCCGACATCTGCAACTGTTTCTGCAACTAATCCGTCATACACCGCACTATGTTTAGTGAACTCATATTCACCACACGCTAGTTCTGTTGGTGACATTGCCACGTTCAGCGTTACGTGGCCAACAAGTGGCACAGTAGTTCGGGCAACTTCTTAACTATGAGAATCAACCTGCGCGTTACTTTTAATGATGAATCAGTTGAAGAAGTTTCTGCAACTGCGCGTGACCTTGTTGCGTTTGAGGATAAGTTCACAAAGTCAGTAGCATCACTTGAAACTGATTTTCGAATTACAGACTTGTTATGGATTGCGTGGCATTGGCTACATCGTTTTGGAAAAACTAAAAAAGATTTTGACGAATGGTGCGATGATGTTGATACGATCGAAGCGAGTGACGACAGCCCAAAATAATTGGGTTGGGTGACTCATCCCAACATTGGTATTTGGCTTATCTATCTGTTGAAACTGGCATTGCTCCGACAGTTTTAATGAATGAATCTGACCGTATGCTTTACACAATGGGAATGTATCTGCGCTGGCGGAATAGTCAGGGGACATAATGCTTGGCGTTAAACCAACTGGAATGGCGGAAGTTGTTCTTGTTTTAAATGGTATTGACAAAGACATAGTTAAACGTGCGCGGAAAGATTTAAGAACCGCAGCGCAACCAATTGTTGCTTCTGTTAAATCAAACATTCCACGTGAAGCACCGTTACGCGGAATGATGCACACGGGTAGAACTGGATGGAATTTATCTGGTGTAAAAGTAGTTGTTAAAACTAACTTTTCTAAAAAGGCACAACGCAGAGGATCGCAACTTGTGTCAGTAGTCGCAGGCAGTAAAGGATTAGGTGGTGCTGCATTCGAAATTGCTGATATGGCTGGCAGGCGATCGAATGGAAAAACACGATCAGGTCGAGCAATGATCAGGGAACTTAACAACACATCTGGCAAAGCATCTCGATTTGTTTATCCTGCTGCGGAATCTTTATTGCCTTTAGTTGAAAATGAAGTGCGCGATACAATTAGAAAACTGCAAAAAGAATACACTCAAAGACTTAAAAAAAGGTAGGTAAAAAATGGCTGTCATTTTTCCTATTCTTTCTACATTCGATGCTTCTGGGGTAACTAAAGCCCAACGCGCATTTAAGGGATTAAATGGTGTTGCTAAAACTAGCGCATTAGCATTCGGTGCGTTAGGTGCTGCTGCTGGTAAGTTCGCATTTGATGCAGTTAAGGCTGCTGCTCAAGATCAGCAAGCACAATTGAAACTTGCTAAGACTTTACAGAACGTTACTAAGGCAACAGATGCACAGATCGCTGCTAATGAAAAATTTATTACTAGTATGCAATTTGCAACTGGTGTTAATGATAATGAACTTCGGCCTGCCTTAGAAAATCTTGTACGTGGCACTGGTGATCTTGCTCAAGCACAAGACTTATTAAAGTTAGGTTTAGATGTTAGTGCAGGCTCAGGAAAATCTTTACAGGTTGTGTCACTTTCGCTAACGAAAGCATTAGGCGGTAACTTTGCTGGATTGAGCAAACTTGGAATTGTTATCCCAGACAACATAAAGAAGTCTAAAGATTTTGCACAAGTTCAAAAACACTTAAACACTTTGTTCGGCGGTCAGGCTGCCGTTGCTGCGCAAACTTTTGCTGGAAAGTTAGCAATTATGCGCGAACGATTGACGGAAGCACAAGAAACAATCGGAAGTTTATTGATGCCAATTCTAACTAAGTTGGTTGATATATTTATAAACAATGTAATGCCTGCAATCGATCGCGTTGTTCAAGCAATTAAGTTCGAGGGTGTAGGTGGTGGACTTGAAGCAATAGCAACAGAAATAAGTAATGTTATTTACAATCTTGATGGAACTGCTAAGACTGTTAAAAATCTAATTTTAGTATTCATCGGCATTAAAATAGTTGCGCCGTTGGTTTTTGCATTACGTGCGTCTTGGATTGCAACAGCAAAGACAATTGAGGGAGTTGCAACTACAACAAAGATTGCAACTGGTGTAATGAAAACCGCACTTGCTAGTACGGGCATTGGTTTACTCATTGTTGCCTTTGGTGCATTGGCTGCTGAAATTATAAATACCCGCATTGAAGCACAGGCAATGGATAAAACCATTTCTTTTGTTGTTAGTGAGGGTACGGTTTGGCAAAAATACGGTGACAACATTTATTATGGAGTTACCGTTCAACTTAACGCTGCTGCATTAGCAGCAACCAAGTTAGATGATGCAGCGCAGACTGCCGCACTAAACTTTTACAAGATTCGCAAGCAGCAAGGTAAAAGTCTTTTCACACCTGTTAAGAAACCAAAGGATGATAGTGGCGGTGGCAGTAGCAATAAGGCTGCTAAGGCTGCTAAGGCTGCTGCTGCTATGGCAAAACTTGTTTCCGATGCGACTAAGCGAGCAACCGCAGCACTAGACAAAATGAACAACAAACTAACGGCTGCTAGAGAAAAACTTGCTGCTGCTAAAGAAGCGTTTGCATCATTCCGTGATGGAGTTCGCGACTCGATTAACAGCCTGCTTAATTTTGGCGAAGCAGCAAGTGCTGAAACGGGAACGTTCTTACAAAACTTGCGAGCACAAGCAGCAGGCATAGTTTCGTTTGCTAGCAAGATTCAGCAACTTATAAAAATGGGATTGTCCGAAACAGCAATTCAACAAGTTCTTGCAGCGGGCGCAGATGCAGGTGGCAAGATTGCTGATGAACTTATCAAGGGTGGCGCAAGCGCGATAACAGAAACCAACGCTTTAGTTAAGAGTGTAGAAACTGCTGCGACTGCGTTAGGACAATCAGGCGCAAACGCTTTCTACAAAGCAGGTGTTACACAAGGTCAGGCGATGGTCAATGGCATTATTGCTGCAATTAAAAAATCGGGGTTCAGGATCGTTGGTGGCTTTGCCGCGTTGCCTAAAGATTTACAAAAGGCTTTAGATTCTGGCAAGTTATCTAAGAAGCAAGTTGGGCAATTAAATGACCTGCTTAGTGGCGTACCTAAATTAGCAAACGGTGGCGTTGTAAACAAGCCAACACTTGCAATGATCGGTGAAGCAGGCCCAGAAGCAGTAATACCTTTAAGCGGTAAAAATGCAATGACTGGTAATACTTACAACATCACAGTTAATGCAGGAATTGGAACAAACGGCACTCAAGTTGGTCGAGAAATTGTTGATGCAATTAAAAGGTATGAACGCGCAAGTGGACCAGTATTTGCGAGTGCATAAATGTCTGTTCCAGAAACTAAAGTTTTTATTGCATTCGATTTAACATCATCTGGCGGTTCTTACTTTGCACTTGATGATACTGTGCGTGGTGTTTTAAATAGCAATTACATTCTTGGTGGCGATGTTTTATTTGATGTTACTAATCAAGTTACAAGTGTTTCTATTTCGCGTGGTAAGTCTGATGAACTAGACAGATATACATCTGGTAACGCTGCGATTACTTTACACAATGACAACAGATACTTTGATCCATTCTATGTTGATGGTCCTTATTACACACAGATCGTTCCACGCAAACAAGTTGCTATTGAAACAAATGGCATAAGACAGTATTCGGGATTCATTGATGATTGGGATTTAAGTTATCAACTAGGAAACAAATCTTTTGCAAGCGTTCGTTGTGTAGATGGTTTTTTACAACTTAATGGCACACAATTAAATGCGTTTACAAATGTTGAACAACAATCTGGTGATCGAATTGTAACAATACTAAACAGACCAGAAGTTGCTTGGCCAGCGGGCAATAGAATTATCGAACAAGGCAACAGAACTTTACAAGCAGATGTAGTTTCACAAAATACAAACTTGCTTACCTATTTACAACTAATCGAATCAACAGAAGTTGGTTCTTTGTTTATGGATAAAGATGGCGCATTAAATTTTCAGGATCGAATCGTTGGACCACCGCTAACAGAAACTTTAATTTTTAGTGACGGTACACACGGAACTGCAACTTCTGCAACTTATGTTAATTACAGCGACATAGAAGTAACTTATGGTTCTGAGAATCTTTACAATCGTGTAGTTGTAACTCGTAAAGGTGGCTCAGCACAAATTGCAGACTCGCTTAACTCACAAGCCTTATACGGAATCCAGACACTAGCCTTAGATGATTTGTTGTTAGTTGATGATCAGGCATCTTTAGATTTAGCAAATTATTTATTAGGTGTTTATGATGAACCTGATTTAAGAATTAACACCGTGGAAGTTAATTTGCACGATAAGACTGCGGAGCAACAAGGCAAGTTGTTACAAATCGAATTACAAGATGTTTACAAAATTGTGTTTACGCCTAATGCAATTGGCGATCCATTTGAACAGTTTGCAATAGTTACTGGAATCAAGCATTCAATTGGAATTGATCAGCATAAAATAGTATTTGACTTTGCATCAATGCGTAAGTTCCCATTCATTCTTGACCATCCTGTTTATGGCATTCTTGGTGGTGGCTTGCCGTTGTATGATGCACTCAATGCTATTTATGATGAGCCAACGATAAGATATAACGGAAGTCAGCAGACTG